ATGAGTACACCCACGGAAGGGCTGACCCTGGGGGCCGTCAGCGCGATCGTCGAGAAGAAGATTCTCACCAACAAGATCCGCATCTATCGGCCTGGCGAGCCGGTCTTCAATCCGGACACGGGACAGTACGAGCCCGGCCCGCCCCGCACCATCTATGAGGGCCCGGGGGCGATCTTCCCGACCGGAGGTCCTTCCGTCGTCCTGCACCTCGCCGGACAGGCGTACGTGGACGACACCCCGTCCCGCTACCGACTGCTTACTCCGCTGTCGGCGCCGGTCGCCTCGCGCGAGGACACCGTGGCCGTCGTAGAGGCCGAAGACGAGTCGGCCATCGGCCGGACCTGGCGCGTCATCGACATCGGGGAGACCTCCACCCTGAGCATCGTGCGCACTACGTGGGTGGACCAGAACACGCAGACGGCAGGAGCGTGAGGTGACCACCGCCATCGACCCGGAGGAAGTACGCGCACAACTGGAAGCCAAGCTCCTCCTCGACACGGTGAGGGTCACCCGTCCTACCGGCACGCCGGCCCTCGACCCCGCGACGGGGCTCCTCGGTGAGGTGCCTGCCGAACTGGTCTACGAGGGTCCGGGAGCCATGCTGTCCGGCCACGGCCAGGTGACCGCGGAGGGGATCGTCGGCAAGCAGTGGCTTGACGACACGGTCTCCTGGTATCGGCTGCTGACACCGCTCAGTGCGCCCGTACCAGCACGGTATGACCGGGTCGAGGTCACGGTCGCGCACTCGGGCAGCGCGGCAACGGGCGGTCGGATCTGGCAGGTCCTCGACCCTGCCGAAGCGTCGACCGTGGAGCTGGTGCGTGTGACGCGGCTGGACGAGATCACGCCGCCGCCGTAAGGCGAATCGGAGTGCCGGAGAACCGTCCTACGCTCGACGTATGGAGATCACGGACACTCCGGCCGCCGAACTTCAGCAGGTCAACGTCACGGCGGACGGCAGCAAGGCTTCGATACTCATCGACGGAATCGACTACTCCCGCGTCGTATCCGGCTACACCATTCACCAACAGGCTGGCAAAGCAGCGGACTTGGTAATTCAGTTCGCGCAGGGCAAGACCAGCCCCGACTTCGACGGACACGCGAGAGTCGCCGTAGGAATCCCGTATGAACCGGGACCGGCAGCCGCCCACTTTCTCTCGGCCATCGACGCTGGGCTGCTGGAGAAGGCGGCTCTCGCCCGCCCGGACATGGACGGCGGGCCGCACGGCTTCACCAAGGCCGTACTGGCACAGCTCCAGCAGTGGGCGCGGGGGGAGTTCGACCAAGACCAAGCCCAGGAGGTGAGCTGATGGCTTCCCCACGGAACCCGCACCCGAACGCTCACCCTTCGGCGGGCGCGTACAGCAACGCACCGCAGATCGCGGCGCTGTTGAACGCCCGCGCCGCCGCCGCACTGCCAGCGGTGTCCAGCGTCGTGCAGCACTACGCCATGTTGCTCGAAACCGCGATCAAGGCCAACGCGAGCGGTCGGCCAGGACCGAACGCGCCGACGGGTGACTACCGTCGCTCGTGGACCCACGAGCTCAGCACGAGCGGCCTGAACGTTGAGGCGACCGTCGGCACCAACAAGCCTCAGAGCAGGCGCCTGGAGTACGGCTTCGTTGGGGCCGACAGCCTGGGGCGGATCTACAACCAGCCGCCCTACCCGCACGTGGGTCCGGCCGTCGAACAGATCCGTCCCGCCTTCCTGGCAGCCATCGGAGCGGCGGTGGGGGACTAATGGCCGTGTCCGGGCGAGTGCTCAGCCTCGCGGTCCAAGCCATGCTCGCCAGCGCCACCGGCCGGTCTTGCGGGTATGGGACGGCTCCCACTTCCAGCAGCCTGCCCACCGGCGCGGCCACCCCCTACAGCGTGCTCTATCCCGTCGGCTCGACCAGCGACGGACCACCCTTTGGAGACGCCAGCGCGGACGCTCGAATCCTCTATCAAGTCACGTCAGTTGCCACCACCGCCGAGCAGGTGGAGTGGATGGCCGACAAGGTCCGCGCCGGCATGCTGGCCCGGACGACGCTCGGCTACACCTACTCGATCAATGCCACCGGCTACATGGTCATGTCCCGTGAGCTGGACAAAGAGGAAGGCGTGACTGTCGCCAGCGGCGTATACAGTTACGTTCAGCGGTTCGCGATCGAGGTCACCACCCTCGGCTGACCGCCGTACCTCACCGCGGAGGCCCATCGCGGACGCCCGACCACTTGGTACGGGCCGACTCCCAGATTGATCTGTTGGGGATGGGCCTGCCGTATTCCGGGGCAGTCAGCGTCCCCGGAGAGTGAGAGTCGCGTGTCAGCCACGCAGCAGCGTTTCATGCGCCGAGGCACCACCCTCTTCTTCTTCCTGAAGAAGATCGCCTCCGACGACAACATCCCCACCCGCGCCGAACTCGGGCCCACGAACGCCACGAACCTGTCGGACACCATCTCCGACGTCGAAGGCTGGTCGCTGGAGAACACCCCGATCGACACCCCGGACATGGGGTCCACGTTCTCCACCACCATCCCCGGCGAGGACAAGGCGGACAACAGCTCGCTGACGTTCTACGAGGACAAGATCAGCGACGAGATCGAGACCCTGCTGTCCAAGGGCGTCGTCGGGTTCATCGCCATTCTGCGCAAGGGCGACGTGCCGCAGTCCAAGTCGCTCGATGCGTTCCCGGTCCGCGTCGGCAGCCGCAGCCCCTCGTACAGCACCGCGTCGGAACCGGCGAAGTTTAAGGTGACTTTCGGCATCACCGACGAGCCCACCCTCGACGCCGCCGTGCCGGCGAAGACCGTCTGAGCCGGGGCTGCCGCATGACCACTACAGCGATAGTCGAACCCCCGGCCGCCGTCGTCGCCCGCGACGCCCACTGGTCGGCGAAGATGGCGCGGCTCAAGGCGCGCAAGCTCCCCGAGCGCAGCCTTCGGCTGTGCGACGACGATGAGGCGAAGAAGAACGCCACCGACGCCGCGTTGGAACTGGCCAAGGCGCGCACGACCGCCCGCGGGCAGTCCATCGAGCACGGGATCTCGGAGGCCGACCGCGAGGAATGGACGGTCAGCCAGCCGGAAGTCGTCGCCGCACAGCTGCGGCTCGACGCCGCCGAACAGGTCTTGGAGGACGCGACAGTCGTCCTGATTTTCCGAGCCCTGCCGCGCCCGGCCTGGGAGCAGCTCCTCCGCGATCATCCGCCGACGGAGGCCCAGGCCGACCAGGGCATGGAGTACAACGTCGAGACGTATCCCGCCGCCCTCATCGCCGCTTGCCACATCGAGCGGGACGAAGCCGGGGACGAGGTACCCGGAATGAGCGAGCAGGAGGCGCAGGAACTTCTCGACGCGTGGCCTGACTCCGAGGCGAAGGCCCTGTTCACCTGCGCGCTCCTGGTCAACCAGACGCTGAGGGCGGATCTGGGAAAAGGCTGACCTCCGCCCCGGGCTTCCGCGCAGAGATGGAGGTCTGCGCCTCGTACGGCATCCCGCACTCGCAGTTCACCGGGGCGGGAGACGGGCGGTGGTCGGCGCTCGACCGTGCGAAGGCCCTCGCTTACCTCAACTTCTCGCGAACGGTGTGCGAGTCGTGCGGGACCAGGCCGGAGGAGTGGGACGAGCAGGCGGGTGGCGACCGCTTCGCATACGTCAGTGAGACACACCGGTGCGTTGGCTGCGAGCTGATCGCCATGGAGCAGGAACAGGTCCCGGAAGGTCCGGAGGGGCGTGGGGTGAAGGTCGGGCTTCGGCCCAGAAAGCAGGCGTAGCCAGTGGCTGGGGCCTACACCCTCTACGTCCAGGTTCAGGCTGGCGTCACCGGTCTGGTCGGAGGTCTGCGTACGGCGGCGGGCCAGGTCACCGCGTTCGGTGGCCAGGTCCGCCGCGTCGACGGTGATCTCAACGCGCTCGCGGCGCGGTCGGAACGGACCCGCCGTGCGATGACCACGGGATTCACCGTGATGGGCGTCGCTCTCGGCGGCGCGTTCGTCATGGGCGTTCGAAGCGCCATTGAGCTTGAGAAGCACATGGCGAACGTCATGACGATCTCGAAGGAGATCAACAGCACCAACATCGGCCACTTCACGGACCAGATCGTTGAGCTGAGCACTCAGCTCCCGCAGTCCGCCGCCCAGCTTGCCGAGGGCCTGTACCAGGTCGTCTCGACCGGCTTCGACGGCGCTGACGCCATGACGATCCTGCGCGTGGCTGCCCGCGGTGCCGCCGCCGGCCTGACGACGACCGAGACGTCCGCCCGCGCCCTGCTCGGCGTCCTCAAGGCGTACGGGATGGACGCCTCGCAGGCCAGCGACGTCATGGACGTCATGTTCCAGACCGTCAACTACGGCGTCGTGTCGTTCGACGAGCTGGCACAGCAACTCGGTGACGTTGTCCCGATGGCCGCTGCGGCGGGCGTGAAGTTCGAGGACATCAGCTCGGCGCTCGCTGCGGTCACCCTCTCGGGCATCCCGGCCGCCGAAGGCGTCACGGCACTGAACATGCTGCTGACGCGCATGATGAAGCCCACCCAAGAGCTGTCCAACATGATCAAGGGCTTCGGGTATGAGTCGGCTGCCGCAGCCCTCCAGCAGGACGGCCTGTACGTCGTCATGCAGAAAGTGCGCAACGCCACCGGCGGCAGCGCAGACCAGTTGGTTCCTCTCCTGCGCGACATCCGAGCGGTCCGCGCCGCCCTCGCCCTCTCGGCCGCCGACGGAAAGAACTACGCCGCGACCTACCAGGGCATCAGCCAGGAGGTCGAGCGCGCCGGCGCGACGCAGAAGGCGTATGCGATCCAGATGGACACCACCGCGGGCCAGTGGAGTCTGTTCCAGAACCAGGCGCAGGCGCTCGGCATCGACATGGCGCGCGTGCTGCTGCCCGCCCTGCAAGGGGTGGGGGAGTACCTGAACGTGCTGGCCGGGGCGATCAACGATCTGCCAGGCCCGGTGAAGTCGGTCATGGGCGTCGTGCTGGCCTTGTCGGCTGCGGCTCTCCTCGCCAAGGCGGCCTTCCTGCGGTTCGGTGCACAGCTCACTGTCTTCCGGACCGAACTCGCCGCGGCGCGGGCCGGGGGCTCCGCCCTCCCCGCCGTCCTCAGTGGAGCCGGCATCGCGGTGGCCGGTCTGACGGCGCTGATGACGATCGGCATCGGCGTGTACGCCGCCTACTCGGCCAGCAAGCAGAAGGCCAAGGCCGCGACCGAGGAACTGGTCGACGCACTGCGCAAGGAGAGGGAGGAGGGCGAGCAAGGAGCCGGGCTGCGCACCCTCACCGAACAGCTCACGAACAGCGACGACGTCAAGAAGCTCAAGGACGCCGGGATCGACGTAGCGACCGCCATCGACGCGATCACGTCGGGCGGCGCGAAGCTCCAGAAGCTCAAGGAAGATCTGGACACTCAGAAGGCTCTGACCTGGGACATCGGCTCATACGCGGCCGATCCGGAGTGGGATGCAGCCAAGAAGGTCTTGGACAAGCAGCACAGAATCTGGAGCAACGCGGTCAAGCAGGAAAGCCAGCTTGCCGCGAACATGGCGATCGTCAACAACAAGATCAAGAACAACCGTCGCGAAATGCTCGGGGCCTGGGACCTGACGCAGTTGCTGCCGACGGACAAAAACGGAGCCCCGCAGTTCACCGACCAGATGGAGGCGATGAGCAAGGCTCTCGCCTCGATCGTCGACCCGGCGAAGGCGTGGAAGGCCGCTCAGGACAAGGTCGCCGAGGCCAACCGAAAAGCGGGCAGGTCCGCCGACGCCTCGAAGGCTTCCCTGTCGGACTACGTCACCGAGCTGCGCAAGCAGCTCAAGGCGCAGCGCGAGTTCCAGAAGAACCTGGGCGAGCTGGCGGCCGCGGGACACCTCGATCTTGCCGACCACTTCTCCGACCTCGGCCCCGACTCCGCCCCGATCCTCGACGAGCTGGTCAAGCAGCTCCAGAACGGCAAGGGCAAGGTCGCCGACGAACTCGAAGCGATCATCCAGGAATCGTCCGCCCGCTCGACGCCAGCCTTCCGCGCCGGCCTGGAGCAGTTGCCCGCCATCTCGGCGAAGTACGGGAAGAAGGTGGCTGAGGCATGGGCTGACGCGGCGGCCACCAACGACCCCGGCAAGCTCGCCCGAGTCATGCGGGACATGACCGTGGCGGACATGGAGACAGCGGCGAAGAAGCTGCCCACGTCTGCCGCCGCGCAACTCGAGCGGGGCATGAACCTTTTGGCCGACGTGTCGGCCAAGTACGGCAAGGAGGCCTCGACTTCGCTGGCGCAGTCCTTCCTCAAGGGAGACATCGGAGAGATCCGCTCGCAGCTCAACGCCTTGTACGGAGCAGACCTGCCGATCAAGGCACCCGATCTGACCGGTGTCGTAGGAGCATTCAAGGCGGCTGGCGTCCAGTCGAACTCCGAGTGGTCCGGGATGCTCAGCCTCATCGTCGCGGTGGCCCAGCAGAAGGGAACGGCGGCGGCCTCCGCTCTCACCAGTGCCCTTCTCTCCGGCGACATGGCAGCGGTTCAAACACAGCTCGACGGCATCGGCGCGTCCGTGGGGCGCATCCCCGGGACCAAGACCATCACCGTGACCGTCAACAAACCCGCTGCAATCACCATCCCGTTCTTCGCCAAGCCGCAGCCAACCTCGTGGGACAAGGACGGCAACGGCGTACCCGATTCAATCCAGGCTCCGAAGAAGCAGGCCAACGGCGGACTGATCGACTTCTACGCCGACGGCGGGGTCCGATCCCGCCGTGAGGAACACACGGCGCAGATCGCTCCCGCCGGCGCGTGGCGCGTGTGGGCCGAACCCGAAACCCAAGGAGAGGCGTACATTCCGCTTGCCGGAGCGAAACGGGCCCGATCGAAGCGGATCTTGGAGGAGGTCGCCAGCCGCTTCGGCGGCGAAGTCACCTACCACGCCGACGGCGGCCTATCGGGCTTCACCTACCAGCCTCAGTCGCTGTACTCCCTGTCCGGAATCGCCAGCGATTCACAGGACAAGAAGGGCAACTTCAGCCTCGCGCTGTTCGCGAAGAAGCTCCATTCCTCGGTGGCGACCGCCAAGCGGTGGCGTCGCGACCTCGACACGGTGGCTCGCCGCGCTGGCCAGGACGTGGCAGACGCCCTCGCAGAGATGGGCGAGGAAGGGGTGTCGCTCACTCGCAAGATGGCGACCGGCAGCTCGCGCTACGTGCGGTCCATGGCGAAAGACCTGCGGGAGCTGGCCGCCGCGTCAAAGGCGAGCCTGGGCGAGTACACCGGGCAGCTCCGCCAAGCGGTGAAGGACCAGACCGGCTTCGAGAAGAACTTGGCGAAGCTCGCGGCAGGCGGCTTCGGCGACCTCGCCAAGCGCCTGGCCGAGCAGGGCGACCAGGACGCGGCCGAACTCGCCGCCCAGGCCGTGAAGGACAAGAAGAAGGCGAAGGCGGCGAACGACGCCGCCCGCAGCGCCGATAAGACCGTGCCGAGTGACGACCTGCCGGATCTGGTCGCGATCATCGGCGCGATCAAGAGCAAGACGACCGGGTTGCACGCGGTGGCAGACGCCACCGGGCTCGATGAGGACCACATCATCGAGATCGCCAACCTGGGCCTGTCCCGGCTCAAGAGCGCACTGGGCTCGAAGGGCGCCAAGTTCTTCTCCGACCTGAGCCGTGCGAACAAGGGACTGTCGTACGCCAACGGCGGCATCCTCACGCCCGGCCTCTACGCCGCCTCCGGCGGCCTGATCAAGTTCGCCGAACCGAGCACCGGCGGAGAGGCATTTATCCCGCTCGGCGCGGCGAAGCGCAGCAGCGCCCTCACCGTCCTGCACGACGTCGCCACACGCTTCGGGATGCGCCTGGCCAGCGGTGCCGCCCCACCAGCCATGCGGCTCGTCGACGCTCGGCCCGCTCCGGTCCAGGTCGTCGTCGTCCGTGACGAGCGGCCCGCTGCCCTCGTCGGATCCATGCCCGTGACTGTCAACGGTGGTGCCGATGCCAAGGCAGCGGACCGGGTCGGCACGGAGATCATGCGGCGGCTGCGGAACGCTCAGCGAGGAGGCCGTATCTGATGGCGGTCATCAATCAGGAGTGGCAGATCGACTTCGCGGGCGTCCTCATGGGCCCCGGTACTCCGTACCCGGTCAGCAACATCACTGGTCTTGGGGCACCAGAAGTCCGGGCTCAAGACGTCGAGTTGCCGACGGACGACGGCTCGTTCCCCGGCGTGGACTACTACAGCCCTCGCACGGTGACGATTGAGGCCGGCATCCGGACACCGGGTGACCCGCACGCCGCCGTCGACGCGCTCGCCGCACTCGACCAGGCCGCAGCCGACCCGGCGACCCGGAAGAGCGCGGGCGCCGTGCAGACCCTGCGGCTGTGGTGGCCGGGCCGTACCAACCCAAAGCGGCTCTACGGCAGGGTCCGCCGAGTCGAGGCCGTGTCCATGGCGCAGGCCATCCACGGCTGGATCCCGATCACTCTGGACTTCACTGCCACCACCCCCGAGTGGCACGACGACACCGAGCAGCAGACCACGCTACCCCTCGCCCGCGACTTCGAGGAGGAGGGCTTCACCGCTCCGGTAACCGCACCGATTACGACCGGCGTGGCCAATCCTCAGGAGCGGCCCGGCTGGGTCACCAACTTCGGTGACTTGGCTGCCTGGCCCTCCTTGACGATCTGTGGCCCGGTGGTGAATCCCCGCATCTGGATCACGGAGACGGGCCGTGTTCTCGACCTCGCGCTGGCTCTGGGGGAGAGCGACATCCTTCAGATCGACACCCGTCCCGGAACGCGCTGGGTGCTGCACAACGGCGGCAACGCCGCGTATGCCCTGTCTGCCGCATCCCGGTTGGACCTCTTTCAGATCCCGCCCCGTCGGACCAGCGAAATCCGGTGGACCGGAGCGGACTACACCAACTCCACCCGCCTCAAGGTGTCTTGGCGCGACGCCTACACCGCCCTGTAAGGAGAGCACTACCAGATGGCACTGATCCAGCCGCCCATGCTGACTCATGGTGGCACCCACCCGGCCCGCGCCTTCCGGATGATGATCCGCGACCTCGCTCGCGGGAATTCGGGCGTGACCGAAGGAAATGACCTGAAGGTCAGGGAGTGGGCCACCCCCGGCGCCGGAGTTCGTGTCGGCGATGGCTCGGCTGTGGTGGGGGGAGCGGCCTGGGGCCAGGGCTCCTACACCCAGTACAACGTGGGCGATGCCATCGTGCCAATCGCCCCGACGGGATCCTCGGCTCGATCGGACCTGATCTGCTTGCGAGTCGAGGACTCGGACTACGAAGGAAACCGGGATCCGGCCGCCGACGAGATCGGCTACTTCCACGTCGTGTCCGGGGTGTCCGCCACGACACGGACGGTGCCGCCCGGAATGACGGCCATCCCATTGGCCCGACTGAATCTTCCGGCGAACACGGCCACGGTCACCAACGCGATGGTTGTGGACCTGCGGCAGATCGCGAACCCGCGGCGCGACCGACGGCTATACACGGCCTTCCCGTCAACGCTGAGCGAGCTGAAGTACCAGGACAACAAATGGCATTCCTGGCCCACTTCGGCCAGTTGGGCGGTCCCCATCCCTGCCTGGGCCGTGTCTGCCAAGGCCGTCATCACCATTGCCGGACTTCGTATGGCACGGGCTGACGTGTTCGCCTCCATGCAGACGAAGTTGGGCGCTGACCTCGGAGACAACACAGCCATCGACGATGACCAGGGTTCAGCCACCCGTCGGCAGACCATCGTCGTGGCGGACAACATCACCATCAGCGCGGCGCAGCGCGGCACCACCCAGACTCTCTCGCTGCAGACCTACATGTCCAAGTCAGAGACAGGTGACCTGGGGGTCGACAGCTCCACCTCGATCATCGCCGACGTCGAATTCACCGAAGGCGTCCTCTGACACAATGAATCAGCCAGCAGCGAGCTCTGCGCCAGCAGCGTGACCATCCCCGAAGCTGGCCAACAAACCATCCGGAGAGGCCTGGTCGGCGCCAGGGCCCCGGCCCCTCGAGCCGGACGGCGAGATCCGTGTCGGTGCCTCAACACCGACATCGAATGCTAAGTGGTCCCTACGAGCTCGTAACACGATCTTGTTGAGGTGCCCTGGTTGGCGTGACTGGTCTGACGATTAGGCCGTTTGTGAGGGTGTGAGTACTCGGCCGTGGATCGTGGATGACGACTTGTGGGCGCTGATCGAACCGTTGCTGCCGCCCTGGCCCGAGGGGTCGCCAGGGCCGCGGCCGGTGACGGACCGGCTCTGCCTGCAGGGCATCCTGTACGTCCTCTACAACGGCATTGTCTGGCAACTGCTGCCGCTAAAGCTGGGGTTCGGCTCCGGGCAGACGTGCTGGCGTCGCCTGGAGGGGTGGCAGCAGGGCCGGCGTCTTCGACCAGCTGCACTGCATCCTGTTGGCCGAATTGAACGCGGCCGGCGAACTCGACTGGTCCAGGGCGTGTGTGGATGGTTCTCACATCCGCGCGAAAAAGGGGATGCCGACACCAGTCCGTCGCCGGTCGGCCGGCGCGCAAGACGGGCAGCAAGCACTACCTGATGTGCGACGGACGCGGCACCCCGCTCAAGGTCATTACCACCGCGGCCAACGTCAACGACGTCACCTAGACCGTCGCCTTGGTCGACGGCATCCCGCCCGTCGCCAGCCGCCCCGGCCGTCCTCGCAGGCGTCTCGAAGCCCTGCGGCGACAAGGGCTACGACTCCAACCCGCACCGCGACGAACTCCGCAAGCGCCGGATCCTGCCCGTCATCTTCCGCAAGGGCGCCCCGAACATCAAAGACATGGGCAAACTCCGCTACGTCGTCGAGCAGAGCTTCGCCCTGCTCCACCACTTCAAACGCCTCGCCGTCCGATGGGAACGCCGCACCGAACTCCACGACGCCTTCGTCTCCCTGGCCTGCAGCCTCATCTGCTGGCGACGCCTCAAGAAGGCAACCTCATGATCGTGTTACGAGCTCTGCGAGTCGCGCACCAGCATTTCTGGGAGTACCTTCGGTATGAGGTTTAGCACGCCCTCTGGGTATTCGTGGTGTCACCCTTCTTCTGGTACGGCACCTTCTTTGCATCGCCTGAATGGTGCAGCTGCGGCAGGCCCGGAGGAGGGAAGGGAAGCCCCGCTTGCCATGGGGAAGCACCTCCACCAGTGCACGGATGGAACATCTATGAACGACAGCATCATTCCCTCACGCCTACAGTTCCGACTGCGATACTTCAACGAGAATGATTCGACTGATTCCTTTCTCCAAGGTGCGAACGATGCAGTGTGGATGTCTGCAACTGGACTCGACTCGTCATCTGTGAGAGTCGGTCCGGACAAGAAGCCTGTTGTGGATCTCATAGACGCCCCGCGGATCGGCGATGTGTCCGATGACGACATGCGAGGCCCCTGGCGGAACGATCCTTACGTACTGATCGACTTCAATCTCAAGCAGGCCGGTGACTTTCCACGAACGTACACCGTGACACTCTTCATCGTGGAACACGACAATGGCGATCTCGAAGAGGCATTCAACGATCTCCACGAGCAGGTTGGCGCTGAGATCAAGGCAGCTGTCGTGGCTACCGCTGTCGAAGCAGGGGCAGCCGTAGGCGCGTCGGTAGGCTCAGCGATACCAGGAATTGGAACTCTCGTAGGGGCTGCTGCGGGGGCTCTTGCTGCTGTTGCTTACGACGAAGTTGTCAGCCTCATCGACGAAGGTCTGAGCGATGACGTCTTCATGCCGATTCCGATCACCCTCACAGTTGAGAATCTCTCGCTCATCGGGGAGCAACCTGGTGTCGGAGTCGAGCAGGCAATCAAAGTGCAACAGCATGACGCCGATTACGACATCTTTTATGACTGGCATGTCGTTCCCGACGCCATGTCCTTGGCGCGGTCACACTTGGCTTCGTCCGCTCGGTTGGCTGACGTCCCGCTGGTGGCGGAGGCGGTCGCTGCGGCGCAGGCGGCAGTGGATGTCCTGCATGGGTTCGATCCGCCACCTAGTGCGAAGGCCGAGTACCTGAGGTTGCTCGCGGAGGCGTTGCATGCTGTGGTGCAGCGGTTGATGCAGGGGGGTCGCGTTGCTGAGGTGGGGCTGCCCGCTCGTGAAGCGGTGCAGGTGTACCGGCAGGCGGCTGGCGTCTCTGCGGGTGAATCCGTGGTGGAACTCTCTGCGGGTCTGCTGTCTTTGTCCTCGTGGTTGGCTGACGTCCCGCAGCCGGCCGAGGCGGTCACTGCGGCGCAGGCGGCCGTAGACATTCTGCACGCGATCCAGCCACCGCCTGCTGCGAAGGCTGAGTACTTCTCGTCGCTCGCGGAGGCGTTGCATGCTGTGGTGCAGCGGTTGATGCAGGGGGGTCGCGTCGCTGAGGTGGGGCTGCCCGCTCGTGAAGCGGTGCAGGTGTACCGGCAGGCGGCTGGCGTCTCTGCGGGTGAATCCGTGGTGGAACTCTCTGCGGGTCTGCTGTCTTTGTCCTCGTGGTTGGCTGACGTCCCGCAGCCGGCCGAGGCGGTCACTGCGGCGCAGGCGGCCGTAGACATTCTGCACGCGATCCAGCCACCGCCTGCTGCGAAGGCTGAGTACTTCTCGTCGCTCGCCGAGGCATCG